GAGTACACGTTGCACGGGTAACTGCTGCAACGGACGGCACGGCTACCGCAATGCACGCCGCTGGACCAATTGCCGCCGCCAATGAGGGCGTGCAAGGCTGTTTGTGACGGCATATAAATTTGACCGTAGCCGGACATAACATTGTACCAATTCCAGGATGCGGCGGTTGGGTCTAAACACAACTCGTTAAGCCATTCCCACACGTTCCCGGCAATATCCATAATATTTTTTACAGAAATTGCATTTTTGATTTTTCCAACGGCGGTTCTTGCAGTGTTGGTTGTTGCGGTCCAACCGTTTGTATTGCTGCCGTCTAATCCCTGGGGGCTTCCCTCTGCTGCAATTAACCACTCTGCAAGGTCCGGTAAACGCTTTCCGACACGGGCAGCCTTTTCATTGGCAATATACCAATTTAAACCCTCTGTACCCGTAATAGGCGTTGCATTATATACAGATTGTAAGCCGTTCGCCCCATCATCTGATGCAAGGTAAATATCAGCCCACAAACCATTCCCCAGGTATGCCATACCGGACGGGTCGCACTTCGGACGGTGTAATGCGGTCCATACAGAGTTAGGGGCAATGTCCTCACGCACGTTACTTTCCCAACCGCTACCACGCACACTTCCACTTGTATTTACTTCTCTGCCGTATTCATCCACATTTCTAACAAAGCCATAGTGGAAACCGCCAATTTTACGGGTGTTTGTATCGTCCCATTCCACGCCGTCCGGGAATGTGGAATTTTCAGAGATTAAATAAACCTCGTTTGAACTGTCCTTGCCATTGTTGCATAAGTAAATGTAATAATCTTTGCCGTGTGCAAAGCTGCTTGCACCGTCCAGGTTGGCGGCGGAAAGCGTTGTTTCCTCGGTCTGAAAAATGGCATCCCCTACCGCAATAACTGCCCCGGCAAGCACGGTTAATTGTCCGGCTGTGGAATACTGTATAAACGCCTTTTCGCTCGCTACAATGTCCGATACGGCGGCCATTTTAGCAACTGTGATTTTTGCCCTCTCGTCCGTCATATTCTCGTCATAAACAAATAATCTTCCCATTATGCTAACTCTCCTTTCATCTGCTCCACTTCCTCTTCTGTAATTCCCAGGCGGTCATAAAATGTAACCTCTGCCGGAATACCGATTGTAGCCGCATCCGCCGCAATAGCCTTTGAAAGTGTCAAAATTGTGTGCTTGGTCTGATTGTTATTTGTGGTTGTTTCGGCATCTGCTGCCGCTTCCTGGTCTGCTTCTGCTGCCTTTTCAACCTCGATATGTTCCACGGTCTTAACGGTTGCGGTCACGTTCCCGGCTTTTACCTTGTCCCCCTCTGTAACCTCGTTTACAAACATAAGGGTAACGCCCTTTCTATCCTCGGTTTTCTCCAGGATAGGGCAAAAGATGAAATTCTGATTTTCCAACTTCTCAACTGCTGCCAACCAATCTTCTTTCTTCAATCTGCCTTTCTTTACAAGTTTGTAAGTGTTGACTAAATCCGCCTTTGTCTTAATTACTTTTGGAAATCCTACCATTGTTTAATCCTCTCTTTCTTTTTATTGTGCAATAAATGAACCAATATAATTTCCGATATAGCCCAGGTTTGAACCCTCACGCAATGTAATATTCTGCGTTGTCATAAGATTATCGTTTGTAACCTTAAAGGCTTTCGGTGTAACCATAACGCTTTCCAAATCCGCTTCCACGGTGTATTCTCCGGCTTCCGTGACATAAAAGCCCATTTGGCTTTTTGTAACTGTAACCGTCTGCATGGTCCCCGTGGTCTTATTCGTAAGTTTTACCGTTACCGGGCTTGTAATCTGCTCCAATGTGCTAATGATGTAAACCTTAAAGGCAATGTTGTAAACCTTTTCTTTTACATCATCAATCTGTAATTGCAGTTTCCCGGCAATGTCCCCGGAAAGTTCCGTTTGCTTCTCTTTAAACCACTTATTCCATTGTGCTTCCTGGTCCGTCATAAATGCTTGTGTCATTTCGGCGTATTCTTCAATGAAATTTGCATGGTCTTGTTCCATGCTCTTTTTTTCCAGGGCGAACCATGCGTTAAATTGCTTTGTGAACTGTGAAAAATCAAAGTCCTCAAACTGTGATGCAATGAAACCGCACAATCCCGTGTCTGCCCTGGTGTCTGTAATATCACTTTGGGATATTGCCACCGCTCCGGCGGCCACGTAAATTTCCGCCAAACATTTTTCCTGGATTGTGTCATTGTTCGTAAGTTCCGGCGGCTGTGGATTGCTTGAATATGCCCCCTCTAAAATAAAAATGCTTGGTTTTCGCTCTGTTTCATCATTCCGCAATATTACACGGTCAATTCTTGGCAATGTACCGTTTGAACCGCTCACGGGCAATTCCAGGACGGTTGTATTATGGATTGTGTGCAAGTTGATGTATGCGTACCCGGTACGGCTTCCGCCGTCCACCTTTACCGCCATACTTTCCCCGTCTGCGGTTACTTGCAAATGTCCATACGCCACACCCTCTTTATAGAACGGGGCTTTGTCCTCGTTCATATCCTGGCCGTTGTATAAGCGGTCTTTATTTACGGAATTGTAAAAAAATCCTCTTACTGCCATTTGCTTTTCCTCTCCTTTCCTAATTGTCCCAATTTATGGTTGTGGGTAGGGCATCCCCAAAAGTAGGAACAACGTACATTCCGCCGTATTCGTAAACCTCGCATAGTTCCGTAATGCGTAAATTTAATACCTTGTTCCATTTCGCCTTTTCTACTGTCACAATGTCCCCTAAATCGTAATCCGTGCCATAGATAAAATTAACCTCGGCTTCCACTTCGGCTTCTATGTTCTCAATCACGGCATTTTCCGCCTTGTACTGCTCCCCACGGATGCGTAACGCTTCCAGGTATTCCGCATTGGTTGAAAAATCATCTTTGTTTATGTCTTTGGCATCCAAAAACTCTTCCCGTAAATCAAACCCCGTTCCGCCGCCTACTGTTACATAAATACGGTCCGCACCGTCCCCAGCCCCACCTACAACAATCTTTGTTTTGGCGGTTTCGTCTGAATAGGTATGTTTTGCACGGTTTAGGTTGTTGTAACTCTCTGAAAAGATTACACGGGGCTTTGTGCCTTGCTTCGTGGTTCTGTCTATGCCTTTATATGTTTCAAAGGTCATTTTCTTACCCTTAAAGTCCGGCACTACCCTAAAGCCCAATTCACAATACCGGGCAATCTTAGAAAGATAGGTTAATACATTCTTATAGGTTGCCTGGAATGTTATTTTGGTTGCATCCCCTATTCCTGGGGCTACTTCCAATAACGGTACTGCTGCCATGCGGTTAATCATATAACGCATAGCATCTTCACACGTTCCGTTAAATGTAAACATGGGGCCTGTCAATCTGTCATTGAAATATATAGGCAGAAAATAGCCGTTTCGCACAATCTCATTTACAAGGGTGCTTTCCTCTTCTGTCTGGTCCCCACGGATAACGGCGGCTTCATCTTTGCCCTTTGGTCTTATTACGTTACCCGGCTGCAAAAGTCTTATGTTTTTCTCTGTTGCCGGGGCGTGTAACTCAAACGTGCCGCACTCGTAATATTTTCTATGCCATTGTAAGGATGTATGGTTTTCAATCGTCCCCAGGCGGTACAAATTGCGGTCATATATAATAATTTCCATGCTCTTACACCCCCAAATATGAAATGCGGTAATATACGGACACGGATAAATAGTTAATGCCGCTTTCTGCATTGTATGTAATGGTGTTTGTGCCGTCCTGCAACTGTATAAAATCCCCGTCCTCGTCCAAATACTGATTTATGATTGTTCCGTACATAGAAACAACCGTTTCCCAATCAATCATTCCGTAACGGTCCTTGTGTTCCTCAATTTCTGCCTGGCTCACACCGTCCAAAAGGTATATATTTTTCTTCCCGGTGTGCGTGAAAATAACCACATATTGGCCGCTTTGCAATTCAAAATCATTTCCGGCATAACCGACTTTTATATATTTCCCGCTCTCTGAATGGTAAATAGCCGGATTTTTTACAATGCCGTCCGCTCTGAATATTGCAGTTATTCCGATATTGTCCGCACCGTTGTTATTTTCAATTTCCTTTACCAACTCGGCTTCCCGGTGTCCAAATTCCACGCCGTTAATATCAAACCCGTTTTCAAAGTACCAATCTGATACCCAACTTGCCATTACCACTTCCACATCTGACAGGTCCTTAAAATACGGGTCGGTGCAAATAAGGCTAATTGTATAATCCCTTACAACGCCCGTTGTTGCCCCTGGTGTCACACTTTCCACTCTGTAAATGATTGTTTTTATATCCCCGTCCTCGCTATATTCAAGTGTTCCGGTTCTACCCTTTGGAAACACTCTATACAGTAATTCCCGGTTCTTTCTGTAATCTCCGTCAATCTCTGCGGTTATTACAATGTTTCTTTCCTTTGCCGTGCTTCCCTGGTATGTGCTGCCGTCTGTTGTGGTGTTTTCTGATGTGGTAACATTGCAATCATAACCGTATATTCCGTCAAGCCCTAATAGGTGGAATGGGTTATTGTCCCAATCCCACCTAAAGGCAATAGAAACATTTTTATCATTTGTGCAAGTAACTGTAATATCTGCCATAATTTACCCCCTCTGCATTGCAATAACCATTGCACGGGTCTGTATTCTCGTTTGTCTTGCTACTTCATAAGGGGATAGGGCTTTAGGACTTGTAATATTGATTTCCTGGTGGAAACCGCTATTGTTGCCCTTTAGGTTGTCTGCTGCCGTGTTTACCGCCGAACCCGTAAGCGGTGTTACAACTGCCTTTCCGTTTACCATGCTTAAAAGTTCCGGTCCGGCTTCTGCTACCATTGCCGTACCCTCTCTTAATACACCGCCTTTTGCTAATCTTGGAAGTGAAAGTGTATCTATTTTTGAAAGTGAAACGCCCGGTATCTCATTGATAATTCCAATTACTCCGTTAATCATACCGATAAACTTATTTACAACGCCCTCTATGGTTGATAAACAACTGTTGATTGCCGATTTAAAAGCATCCCCAACCGCTGAACCGATAGCCACACCGACATTTACGAAACAACCTTTGATTTTCTCCCATAAATCAGAGAAAAAGGAAGTTACATTGGCAAATGCGTTTTTTATGTT